GTTAGATGCCTCAGCATTAGGATCGGCATTATTGGTAGTTAAAGTTACGTCAGCAGATCCCGCCACTGATTTAGATAAATAACCTGCATTAAATGCATCAATTGTTTCGAGATTAGTATTAGTGTTTTGCCCCCAGGTGTTTGCGTTTGCACCTGTTTCCATTAATTCTAGTTTTAATCTATCTGAATACGTACTTGCCATTTTTAATCCTTACTGCAAACTATTACATTTGCATGTTTAATATCCATATTAGGTACAGAAAGACTTACAGGGGATGATGTTGCTATACTTCCTGTAAAAGAAGCAGTACCTGCCACAGGGTGACTATGAGAACCACCTCCACCAGCGTTGTTATTGTAGTTATGACTATTGCTTAATGAAGCTCCTGCTGCAAAAGCATTTATAATTGTAGGAAAGTTTGATTGAACTGCTGTGTGACTGTGTGTGTGACTTGCCATCTGTGGTGACGAAAGAGTAGTACTACCCACTGTGCCGCCTGATGTTGATAAACTAGATAAATCATTTGCAGTGGGATCACCAGCAGCACTTTTAGATGCGAACACTGTCTCAAAACTATCTGCACCGCCTGTTCCTGCTGTGCCAGATGTAATAACTCTTAGAGTAGCGTTTGCTAGAGTTGAAGCTGTGTTTTGTGTCCAACCTGTCGGAGCGGAAGCTTCTAAAAAAACCATTTGTGTTCCTGGATCAAGTGTTACAACGCCATCCAATCCAGAACCACTTCCTGTAAAAGAAGTTGCACTTAACTGACCATTTGCTTTAACTGTTACATCTGAAGCTACATTTGCGTTTCCTTTAACACTGACAGTTCCTAAAGAATTTGCAAAAAGATCTACTACTGTATCTCCTGTACAGTATTGAATTGTGTGAGAACCTTGTACAATAGCAGCTCCATTAGATGCGTGACCTGTAGGTGCTACAGTAAGTGTAAAAGATCCTGTTGTATTATTAAAGAATATGTAGTTATTTTCTACAGCAGGAATGAAAACTTTAATATCCCCAGTTAACTCTCCTGTAAATTCGATAACTTTTTTTGCTGATTCTGAATTAGGATCTGCGTCTGCTGTTGTTAAAGTTACATCAGCGGAACCCGCAACAGATTTTGCAAGATAACCTGCACCGAATGCTTCAATGACATTTAAATTGTTATTTGTATTAGTTCCCCAAACATTGGCATTTGCCCCTGTTTCCATAAGTTCTATTTTAAGTCTATCTGAATAAGTGGATGCCATGATTAATTTATATACCTATATTTTAAAAAATTCAATTTCATAAATTATGCCGCAACCTCAGTCCAAGTGTTATTTGCTCCAGTAACAACATTAGCCCAAGGAGTTGATCTTATATTACCAACACTTGCGATCATTTCAACCCCTGTTGGCAATACTGTTGCTCCTGCGGCTGGAGTAGCAGTTCCATCTGTAAACGCCATTGAAAGACCAGCCACAGTAATTGGAATAACAACATCTCCAATATTGGTTTGAATTTCTTCTCCTGTTGGAAGAGCTGCAGCTGGAGCTACAACTGTGCCTATATCAATTGTTGAAGTGACTGGTATCGGATCTACTTGAGTATATATATCAATTGTTACAGAACCAAGAGCGGTATCCATAAGATCTGGCGGAGCAGAAGTAGTAACACTTCCGTCAGCTACAATTGTGGCTAAAGCTAAGGTTGAGCTTATATTTATCCCTGTAGGAGAAAGAATTTGATCAGTAATAAAAGTAAATGTACCCGAACCAGTAGACATTCCTAAACCAGTAGGTGTGGCTATGACGCCTGTACCAGTAAATACATCTACATCTGATTGTCCTACAGTTAACTGTTCACCTGTAACATCAACGAATCTTGTAATGTTATTATTCCAGGCAAAAGAACCCCAATTATTTCTTCCCCAACCTGCATCAACTGTTGCAATAATAGTTTCTGTTCCATCAGCAAAAACCATTTCAATCCCTGTAGGTTGAACACCATGACCTTCAGAAATACTGACGGTCCCCGTTACTGTAGTTGATTGTACTCCTGTTAAAGGATAAATAGATTCTGCTTCACCGAGAGCGGTGCCTAAAACAACACCTGATGAAACACCTGTAGGATTAACTAATGCGGTTCCAGTTCTGCCTACATCTTCTAATGTAAAAGTGCTTGATACACCTGTTAGTTCTATTGTATAGGCTTCACCCCATACATTAGATCCCCATTCTTGTCTTCCCCAACCAGTTCCTACAGTTGCATCTACTGTGACAGATGCAATTGAAGTACTTACAGTTGATAATGCCGTAACATTTTCTGTGTTGTTGCCTTGTTGGCCATAGTTACCTACACCCCAACCTAGCTCACCGTAATTGTTCGACATAAGGATCTCCTATGGATTAGGAAATCCTTAGAATTGCACTTGTTGCGTCGTTGGTTGGGAACTGAATTGTAAATGTTCCGTTTGTTGATGTTTTTACACCGCCAAAATCCAATACTGCAATCGCTGCATTTGTGGCTGTTGATGATCTATTATAAATCAAAGCTGCTTGAGCTGAGATTGTTGCACTTGTAAATGATAGATCAGCAAAGTCTACAAAAGCTGTAGATGCGGTATCACTAGTTTTAGTTAAGCCGACAGTAGCACTCTGTAATGTTGCACCGCCTGCTGCGTATGTGCCTGATGCGCCAACTTCGTTGGTTGCAGCATAGGCTGTTGTGTTTGCGTTTAATGTGGCAGAATCTGTAAAAAGAGCGAGATTAACTGTATCGTTAGTTATATCGTGATCGCCGTTTAACAACTGCTGTTTAAATGTTGCACAAACTGCTTGGTTTATTGCCATTTTAATTGCCCTCCTTAGGCTTGGGGATTCGGATCAACAGATCTTAAAGGTATCCTTAAGACTCCGTCAACATACTCATCCCTACGTTTTCTACCCATCTGCTCGTCAGCAAAAACTTTTAAAGCTGATTGATATTTTTGATCATATAATTGCATATCTTGTGTATTTTTCAAGAAGGAAAAAGCTTCAGCAAGACATCCAAACAATAAAACTTCTGGTGCATTATTTGAAATAAATGTGGTCGATGATGTATTTCCAGTTCCATTACCAATACGTTCAGGGCTTTCATTATACCACATTTCTATTGTGTAAACTTGATTAGGGGTAGGAGCTAGAATTAAATTTGTAGCATCCCAATTTGCCCAATATTTAGGTTGACCTGTGTCACTGGTTGTAGATCTTTGTACAGAATACTCATCAATAAAAGTAGCATCTACTTGTTCAATCCAAACCCTATTGTTACTTGAATCAATAAGTTGTAAAGCTCTCGCAAATCTAAAACCACCCTCTGGTCCAGAAACATCTAAAAAAGCATTGTTAGCTGTGCAAGTAGTGGTTGCAAACCTTCTTTGATAATCACCATCTATAGTTCTATCTATCTTGTTTTCAGTGGTTGTAATAAAAGTGTTTATAATTGTATTAGTTAAAACATCAGAAGTAACTTCTGTATAATCTCTTATGTTTGTTAATAGTTCGCTATAATTCATGATATATTAATTACCACATTACCAACTCTTGTCAAAGATAGCAATGGTCTACTTACTGTTGATGGTTGCATCCCATTACTATTAAAAAAAGTATCATTTGGATTTCCCGCTACAACTACAACAGCTTGTGGTTTTTTTGGTCTTGGATTTTCAATTGCTTCAGCATCTGCACTTGAATAAGGTGGTTCTAATTGTGGATGTTTTGGTTCATAACATTCTTGACAGACTTCTAGTCCATTCCATTCTTTTTGTAATGTTAGGTAGGGATAAGCAAAACCACACCTGTCACAAATCGCTTGTGAAAATTTTCCTACTGCAAAAGACATTTAAACTCCTGGATAAAAGTTTTTAGGAACAATATTCACTGAAGTCGATTGACTGTCTTCAGTAATTGCCCTGGCTAACTCTGATTCATATCTTCTTTCAAGTTCACCTGATAAAGCAGGATTTACTTCTTGAGATAAATAATATGCAAGTCCACTTACCATACAAGGTAGGAAACGAAAAGGTGCATCAGCAGTGTTTGTATATGCTCCTACATCTTGTATTCTTCCAACGTACCAATAATTTATTTGCGTATCCGTAGTCAATGGAGTTAAGTAAAGATTAATTTCAACATTAGCTAAATTTCTTCTCACGTAATATTGAGTAGGAGTTCCTGTTGATCCTTTGTTTGGAATATTCTGATATTCTGATCTTGAAATTTTAGTCATTGTTGTATCAGTAACTGTGCTTCCTGATGTTTGTCTAAAAACCATTTCTAAAATATCATCTGCATCACTAGGTGCTGTATAAAGAGATGTACTTGCTGTTAAGTTAGCAGTGGTATTTTTTACTTTCCAAAGTTGATAACCTCTATTAGCCCATTCAGAAAACAACAAATTTAAATTATCTCTAGCAGCATCAAGATCATATCCTGTACGCATAGAACGACCTGCTCTACGATAAGCACGTTCAATTACTCTATCAATATTGAGATTGAAATCTGTTGTCCCTGAAGTAGCCATAAATTATTTTTTCTTTTTCGTTGTTTTTTTTGTTTTCTTTTTTGTGACTTGTTTCTTCTTAGCCATTCCGCCACCACGCATTTTTAACATTCCGCCACCACGCATTTTTACAACGTTTTTCTTTTTGCCCATCATTTTTTAGCTCCTTTATTTAGCTGTTCATATAACATCTGTCTTGTTGTTACTACATCATCATAGTAGTCTTTTGGCCATAATTTATAATAACCCATTTTATGTAATTTAACAGAAGCATAATATAATTGCGAGAACTTTTGTACAAGCATCATTGAGTATTCTAAATCAGATTTAGGTAAACTTTCTCTGTCTCCATTAGGTTCTACTAAAAAAGCTTGATCTTCATCGTTTGCAGGATTCCTAGGATGAAATCCCATAAAATATAGATCCTTTTTGTTATATTTGTTGTTAAAACGATCTACTTTAGCTTGAAATTTATTTAATGAATATTCTTTAAAAGATAAATCACAGAATATTAATATTTCTTTTTTATTCCAGTTAATTTCTTTTATCTTACTATCTAAGTTTCTCGTATAGCCTTTTTCAATGTTTCTTACATCTATTACTACTTTTTCATCTTTCCAAGCTTGTTTTGCAAAGGGACAAGCTGGCATTTTATTAAGATGTACGTTTGGTATTTCAAGATATTCTCTACTCCAAATCCTTAAATCTTCAGTAATTATTTTAAGATTGTGTTTTTTCACTCAAAGCAATACCCATTTCCTCTGCTTTTTTAATTCTAGCAGAAATAGGTAAATTAATAAAACCTGTTCTTAAATCAAAAAATTTATCTGCCCACTTAGCTAATCTTTCAGTTAAAAAATTAATGTGTAAATCTTTTTCTTTCAATTGATCATCTTTCCTTGAATTTTCACCAAGAATTTTATTAATTTGTCTTTTTAAATCTTTATTTTCTTTTTTCAAACGTGAAAAATCTTCTTCTTTCGGTGTCATATAAAACCTTTCTTCTTAATATTCTTTATAGTTTTTAATTAAAAATTCTTCCATCCAAGCCATTTTTTCATCAATTGCTTGAATTTGGACTTTTATAACAGCTAGATCTTGTTGCATTTTTGCAACACTATCTGCTTTAACTTCTACTGCATTTAAACGTTCTGACCACATGCCCCATGTCATGGCTAATGTGCCAAATAGCACTAGATAGGGTAATACTGTTCTAATTTCTAGTTTCATCTACCTAAAATACATTGACCGGTACATGAACACATAATGAACTCCTATTTTGTTTTTGCGGACATACCGCTTAAAGGGTTATTTAAAGCCTTATTAATCTTTAAGTCAAGACTTTCTTCTAATAATTTCATTTCATTAAGAAGCTCTCTTGCATCCTCTTTTTGTCTATCTTCCACGTCATTCACAATTTCGGTTATGTGTCGGATATCATTAGCTTGTTGACGTAGATCGGCCTTCATATCTGAACGCATATCACGTGCCACATCACTGATTATGGTTATTTCATCTAAAATTAAATCTAATTCTGACTTTATAACTGCAATTTGTTCATCATAGTTGGAAAGATCAGGAGCTGTATAGTTTTCTATCTTGGCTTTCATATCTAAATAGTCATCATAAAATTTATATCCTGTCCAACCACCACCAATGATTGCACCTAATAAAGATAAGATAATGAAGACTTTCCCCCCAGAAAACTTAATTCCCTGATACTCAATACTGGCCATTTATCATCTCCTGAATTGTATTTTCTTGTGCCATATCAAATAACATACCATATTGATCCTCTAATGTCTTGTTTAAATACTCCCCTACATCTACTTCTGTAAAGCTTTGAGTAGGGGTAAAGAAGGTTTTTGTATCACCTAATATCTGCATTACAAGTAATGTTTTTGTTTGAGCAGTGTCGTCATAACGTTCTTTGTCATCAATATCTTTAACTATTTTTGTAGCTGCTTTTTCTTTTGCTGAAGGTTCATTTGCAGGTTTTTCTTCTGGTTCTTCAACCTCTTCAGATTTTTCCTCTACAGGTTCAGGATTACTTTCACTTTCTACAGGGATCTCTTCTACAGGTTCTTCTTTAGTCTCTTCGACAGGTTTTTCTGTAGGTTCTTCTACTGGTTCCTCAACACTAGCTACTTCTATTGTCTCTTCTAGCTCTGCCTCAATTTCAAGTTCTATCTCCATTTCCATTTCCATCTCTGCCATTTGTATCTCAGGCTCAGGTATATCTACTTCAAAATCTGTTTGTATTTCTTGTATTTCTACCTCAACTGTTTCATAAGAAATTTCTTCTTGTTGAGGTTCTATAGGTTCAAAACTCACGTCTCCCGCATCATCA